CCAGGAGTGATACCGTCATACACGTTCACTGCAACACCATTAGTAAACACATCAGTTGAAGCATGCTTATCCACATCAAACCTGCGCACAGGTAGCCATTCTTTAGAAGGACCAGTGGACTGCCACCTGATTTGAAGCACATCAAGTGCACCAGCAGGAAGATTATATGCAGTGATGGAAGGTTGGAAACTGAATGTTGTTGAACCTACAGCAAACACTTCAGGATACACTGCTTTAATAGCATCATTGATTGCTTTCTTCACCATGTTACGTGGAAACATTGGTGATGACACAACCCTAGTTCCACTGGTGTGGGCAGCGGCAGTAGTAGACCGATACCCCCTACCGTATGGTGGTGCAGTCAACACTGCTGTAGCGTTATTGATGGCATCAATTTGGATCAGTTCGGAACCAATCTCAATCAGACCACGGGATATTGCTGTAGCATCAGCAACAGGAATACTTGTTGTGGAACTGTTAATGTCTTCCACAAGGTATGTTGCTTGATCCTGGAAAGTGCTGTAGCCAGTTAATTGAACTATAGTGTCGTCAATCATTTCAGCGAAAGTAGTCATCAGGCACCAGCATTCACGAAACGTGCAACATCTTTATTAACAATCATGTTCGCTGGTGGATCAACATCAGCATTATAAGGACGACCCAAAGCACGACTAGCATTCTCGGCAGCTTTCACTTTAGTCAATGTTGTTCCCTCAGGTTGTATACCGTTACGGCGTGCAGCATCATATGCTGATAGTTCAGTTTTGGTACGATCAAACATTGGTCGTTGTGGTGACACCATCACTGCACTTACTTTAATGTTTGCTGCACGGGCACAAGCCCCGAAAGATCCATGATCTTGTGTAGCACAGTTCGATCTACACGCCACTAGGTACTCCTTCAATAGATATGAGATCACCGAAGCCAGCATTTCCTACAGCCGTAACTTCAGTATCAGTTAACACGTGCCTACGTCCACCACCGTAGTAGTAGTCTGCTTCTTCAATTTCCGTACCAGTCTGGAATTCAACTATGCGTCCAACGGTTCCAGTAATAGTGAGTGACTGTCCACTATTAATACCGTAACGTTTCAATAGTCGATCATCCGTGTACACGTATTCAACGACAGGTAGGTTGAGAATGTTTAGTGGTTGGAACATTGTTGCAGACAACACTGACTGTCCAGATAGCGGACGCGACGTTGCAATGTTTACAAGAACAGGTTCACCAGTTAAACTAGACTGAGAGTCTAATGTACTGGTTACGAAGAATAGTCTTGTTGATGTTGCTTCAAGATCAGACTCACCGATAACGATGCTTGCAGCAGCGTACACAATAGTCTCAGAAACCTCTATCGTCAACGTAGACGACATAACAGCAGCACCCTGTACCAGGATGACGGCAGCAGAAGTTAAGCCCGTATTCGCGCTTAAAGAGGCTTCCGCAAAAGCAGTGATATTAGCGTCAGAAGTGAGTGAAGACTCACCACTACCAGCATACTCCCCATCCAACAATTGTGGGAAGCCGAGAAGGGTAACAACCTTATCGGTAATATCAAACATTAAGCCAAGCTAAGAGTAATGGCGCTAGAAGCAAACTGCACCGTGTCACCAGCAGTAACCGTACGTGAAGAAGTCAACGCACCGTAGGCTAAACGCTTAGGCGAACCAGCAGAATCATAAATCTCAATACCAACAACCGTCACAGCAGGCATGTTAGTGAAAGAAATAGCGGAACCATTAGTGATAGAACCACCAGAAGCGGAACCAAACGTAACCGTTTGACGAGCATACGAACCACCAGTAACTTCAGTACCAGCAGAAGCATCATCACCATTAGCGGTAACAAGAGCAAGTTTAATAGGGGTAGTCACAGAATAAGTAGCAGTACCAACGAGGGCATCAAGCAACTGGTTCTCAATAATGTTAGGAAGATTATCAGCCACAGTAAATCCTTAAAAATAGTAGTATTAAAGAAGGTGATGAGGGTCACCATTACAGTGACCCCCACCAACACAACTATGCGGCGATGGACGAACCAGTCTCCACACGGTACAATGCAGCCTCGCGGTACACTGACCAGCCTTGCAGTGAGTACCAACCAAGTGGGCGTTGACGCATCAACTTATCAACCACTGGACCGATAACAACACCAGGCTCAACAGCAGTAGCCTCAGCGAGAGCCTGCTGTCCAGCAATAATCGTACGGTAAACCTTGGCGCTAGCAGCACCATCAGTTGCGGTGTACGCACGTGGGGTTTCCACAACGTATGCACCACCGTAAACGCCAGTGACACCATTCAAGATGTTTCCAACGTTAGGATCGGTGTACTTACGCACATCCTCGAATGCAAGAGCACCAGTTTCGGAACGCAGATCATGCGAAACCTCAGGGTGCATGTATGCTGCGTACAGCATTCCATCACGAGGAACAGCGTTGCCTGCACGAAGCTTAGCAACAGCCTTGCGGATAAGTGAACCAGTCATCACATCAGCAGCAATAACCTCATTCGTGGCGGTAGCATCGCCACCGAACAGGACGTTTGTTCCCGTGATGAGTTCGTTAACAACAAGCTTATCGATAGAATCAGCCATGTTGTATGCGATAATGTTAGCAATAGCAGGATCAACATCCGAGAATGAGAACTCTGCAAGCTTCTTTGTTTCCAACACAACGTTGCCGTACTCGTTCAGAGTAACAGAAACAGTGCTAGGGTTGCTCAATGCAACAGCATCAGGGTCAACCGTTTCGGTCAACGCTGTCGTTGCAGCGGCAAGATCCTGATACAGTGAGAAAACAACAGACGAACCAGGCATCGCTTGCTGCACAGGCCGCTTGTCCGCAAGGTCGCGGAACATGGGCTGTGAACGCAAAGCGAATTCAACGTAACGGTCATAAGCAGCCTTGACAAGATTGCTCATGGCACTAGTGCCAGTGTAGGCATTAGCCATAGTAGGAATTCACCTCCAAATAAATAGTTAATAAAAGGACAAACAGGACAATTACATAGCCAAAGGACCAGTAGAATTGCCATGCAAGAGCTTGTTCAACTCCTCAACAGTTGTTGCGGCGTTAATCAAAGCACTCATTTGATCATTGTCCCCGTTATATGCTTCACCACTAGATTGTGTAGAAGAAATACGGGACCATTTTTCCAATTCAGGATTCACGATTGGTGTGCTTTCATCCTGTTTTGAGTCTTGACTAGTGAAGCCGAACACATCACCAAACTCAGCCAGCCAAGATTCAACATCCTCAGCGGATGTAATATCTTTCGGAACCAAAGCAGCAACCTTTGCAGGTATGTTCTTTGAATCCAAAATGTCACGAACGGATCGTTCACGAAGTGAAGACTGTAACGACTCCAACTGTGCAGCCATTTCCTTGTTACGCTTCTGCGCTTCACGGTGGGCTTTCCGCAACTCTTTCATTGCATTAGAATCATTAGACGCGCCTGAGAAATCCTCATCATCGTCCCAATCATATTCAGACATACATACTCCCTTACTATTCATTGATAGGTTAAACGCCACCCTCACCACAACTTGGGGAAGAAGTGATGGCTGTGACTATCGGACTCTTAACACTGCCAGGGCCGACCGATCTGGCTAGGAGTGGAGAGTAAGGTCGTGAACCTTACGTCACCTACGTGACTCTCCGTTAAACTTTACCTGAACTACTTAACGCACTAGAACCGAAAGCACCAGTACCACCGAACCGTGCACGTTCACGAGACTGCAAACCCTTCACTTTACGTTTCGCTTCAGTATCAAGATCCAACTGTGCGAGGGCTGTTTCTTCAGCAGTCAATGTTCCTTTTTCTAACTGTGCAAGACGACCAGTGGAACGTTGCACGTCAGCGATCTCACCAAGGATAGGTTCAGCCTGTGTGCCTGTAAGATTCTGGTCACCACCAAGGAACGTACCGATACGTTCAGCAACACCAGAACCAAACTCTAGGCCACGTTGTTGACCGAGACCACCAATGATTGCAGCGTTAGCACGCTTATTGATTTCGTTAGCGGTACGTGTCGGGTCAAGAACGTATGCTGTGAGTGTTGCTGGGTCAACATTGTAGTAGCGTTGGAACGAGTCACGTACTTCTTGTGGCGTTTCAGCAACGATACGTTGAGCATCAGTAACACGATTCTGTACTTCATCAACAGACAAAGAATAGTCACCGACAAGTTTAGCAATAGAATCAAACTCTGACTGACTACCAGCATCACCAAGAAAACTACTCATACCAGCTTCCCTGAATACTCTCCTATAGTTTGACTCTAAGCGAAGATATTCTCCTTCATTGGCAATATCAGTAATGTTTTTGGCACGTAACTGTGTTAAACCTTTGAAGCGGGTCTTGTATGCTTCAGTACCTCGTAGTCTTTCAGCAATAACATTTTCATCCATATTATCTTGAATAATTGAATCAACGCTATCAGCAAGAGAACCAAGACCATATTGACTTAAAAGATTTCGAAGGTAAGCTCTGGCAGATTCTCTTTCCTCTTGAGTTGGCCCAGTACTAACAGGCGTTCCACCACCGCTACCGCTACCACTACCGTCACCACTACCGTCACCACTACCGTCACCATCAGGGGTTCCGCTAGGGGTTGGGCTAGATGCTTGCACGGCAGCATTAACAGCGGTACTAACCCTATTAGCAACATTACCAACACCAGGCAATTTTCCTGGCTGAAGTAACTGTTGAGAAATATTTGCTTGATATGCTTGAGCAGCAGCAATATTTCCAGTAGCAAGAGCTTCATTAGCGAGACGTTCATTCCGCCTAGCGCGTTCTAACGGTGTCATTTTAGCCATCTAAATCACCTAAGCCCAAACATATTAAGGATGTTATCGCCAACTTTAGCGTACGCACTTTTAGCATTATCCGTATACTGCCAACGGTCATCTTTACGAATCTGCTTATCAAAAGCATATAAAGGAACAACACTAGGCTTACCATCCTGACCAACACCCTGCATAGCCTGCTGCAATAGTTGATCATTCAAATCAATCTGTGACTCATCAACCTCAAGAAGGCGAGCCATGCGAGACTTGTACGGTGCAGCAATATCAGCAGGATCTTCACCCTGCATGATACGATCAGACCAAGCTGGATAAGAACCAGCAAGATAAGTTTTACGAAGATCATTCTTTATATCTTCAATAGTACTTTTACCTTCAACACCAGCAGCAACATACTTAGCAACAGTATTGCCGCTAAGATTTAAACCATTACGATCAGCCCACTGCGTAATTCCACGCTCATATTCAGCGGCAGTACCACCAAGATCACCACCTTCAACAATGGTTTTCTCAAGTATAGGTGAAAGACGCTGCTGTATTTCTTCTTGAGTAAGATTATCTAAACGACTATCAAGAGCAAGACCAGAAAGAAAAGCATCATCAACTTCAACGCCATATTCTTTCGCAATATTTTGTACTGCAAGTTTCTTTAACTCAATACTACGATCAAAATCTGCTTTACGCCGTGGATCCATTTGAGCCATGCGAGCTTTTTCTTGATCAGCATTATAGCGATCAAACCAATCAATGCCCTGCTTCATCTCATCCAACTCATAAGCAGTTGGAACACGATTATCATTCTTCTTCATGTACTCACGCACACGAATAATCCATGTTTGAAGTGAAGGATCTGAGTCAATCAACTCCATGACAAAACCAAGCTCAGCAAGATACTGCTTAGCATTCTTTGGTTTAGTTTCATCTTTCTTATCGGTCTTAGCCATTAATAACTTCCTGACCCTTCCGAATATCATCCATCAACATGTCCATGATTGTCGTATCAATCTGATACTTAGCAAAATCAGGGTTCTTGGAAACAACCTCACGAAGAAGTTCTTCCTTACTTGCAGCAGTCTCAGTAGTACTAGTACGTGTAGCACCAGAACCAGCAGAAGTAGTAACCTGTGGTGCAGCAGCCTCAGCCTTATTAAAATCTTTAATATACTTTTGCGTCTCTTGCTTAGTTAAACCACGACCAAGAAGATCCCGAGC